ATTATAGGCTGGGGTGATATGCGCTGGATACCTATGGGATTCTCAAACTTCCGTGACCTTCAGATACTTGAAATGTCCCAGCATGGCCTGAGAGTGCTCTGTAATGTCCTGGGAGTGCCTTCACAGGCTTTTAATGATGTGGCAGGGACTACCTTCTCAAATATGGGCGATGCCCGGAAAATGGTCTATACCAATCGCCTGGTTCCGGATTTTGGATTGCTGTTGGCTTATCTGAATACAATGATCGTTCCTGCTTATGGAGAGGACCTGAAAATTAAGGCTGACTATTCGGATATTCCTGAATTACAGGATGATAAAAAGGATTTGGCACAATGGCTCGAAGTAGCTGCCCGTTGGGGTATGACTCCGAATACGATGTTAAAGAAACTCGGTCTTGAAACAATAGATAATCCGGCAATGGATCGCAGCTACCTGCCATTTAATATCGTTCCGGCGGAAGAAATAGGCATGGACATAATGACTGAGGATCAGGTTGAGAAGATTTTAAAAGAGCACGATATTGATGATTATAAAGGTCTTAAAGCAGTGTGATGGCATGGATAAACATAGCCAGGCGCAGGCGAATATATGAAAGGAAGTTTACAGCTGCCTTTCAACGTTCTTTGAAAATACAGATAGCTCCGGTAATTGCACAGCTGGGAGGGTATAAGCCTTCGGAGATTGAGGTACACTTGGATCCTGAGCCTATTAAAAAGGTTTTTGGAAGACTTTATACAGAGACAGGGAAGGATTTTGCCAGGGTGACGCACAGGGATCTGACAGGAAAGGGGCGAAAGGATCCTTTAACCGATGTATGGGAACGGGAAATGATGGCTTACGTGGAGATGTATATGGGTGAAAGGATAGTCTCGATAACAGGATCCTCGAAGGATATTGCGGTGAGAATACTCCGTGAGCTTGCACAGACCCAGGTAATCCCCGAAGGGTTAGGCATTGAAGAGACTTCAAGACTGTTTCAGAGGGAGTTCAAAAAGGCTTATCTCAAGACTTCCCTAGCAAGATCGCGTGTGATAGCACAGACAGAAGTATTGACAGCAAGTAATAAGGGGTCGCACACGGGGGCATTGGAAGCAGGAGCATCTTTAAAAATATGGCAGACGAGTGGTATTACTTCTCCCAGCGGGACTGACAGGCATGTTTCATACCCTGGGTTACATGGTCAGGAACGGGGGATAAATGAAAAATACGATGTGGGGGGATACCCGGCAGACTATCCCGGTGACCCCCAGCTGCCAGCATCAGAAGTTGTGAATTGTAAATGTGCAGAAATATATAAATGATATGTTAGTAAAAAGTATCTCAGCAGAAGTTAAGGACCTGGATGAAAAAGGTATGGTCAAGTTCTACTTTTCGATATTTGGCAATGTGGATTCTGACGGTGATATTACCGAAAAGGGAGCCTTTGCCAAAACTATTGCAGACTGGAAAAATAGCAATAAGAAGCGTATCAGGCATTTTAAGAATCACCGCTGGGATCAGACGCCGGGAGTCCTTCAGGATCTTTTTGAGGATGATAAAGGAGGGATAGCTGTTTCCAAACTGATACTTGGCACACAACTGGGCAAGGAAACCTATGAAGAGTATAGAGCCGGGGCCATCACAGAGCATTCCTTCGGGTATGAAATTATCGAAAGTGAGTTTGAAGAAATCGAAGGGGGGAAGGTCCAGCACCTCAAACAACTCAAACTTGAAGAGGTCACAAGCCTGAATTCCTGGGGTGCCAATCCATTGACAGAAGTTGTTGATGTAAAAAGCCTCAAAGAAGATCAGATCATTGCCATACTTGAAAAACTCGAATCCCTGAAGAAGGGGGATTTTACCGATGAATATTTTGAAAAACTTGAAAATAAAATAGCTGCCGTACAGAAGTATCTCACATCACTCCGAGAGCCGCAAAAGCACTCTCTTGAGCCGGTTGAATACATCCTGAAACACAGCAGAGTTCTTAAACAAAAAATCGCATAAAAAGTGGAAGAAAAAGAATTGAAAAAGCTGACAGAGGCGATAGACTCAAAGATAGAGGAGTTTGAGAAACTGATCGACACCAAAGCCGGTGCTGAGAAGATGATCGAGATCCAAAAAGAACTATCAGAGAAAATCGACGCTCTGTCTACGGTGGATGAAAAACCCATCGCTGAATATGTCAAAGAGGTACAGGACCACGCCAACACCCTGGAGGAGCAGATCAAAGAGATCGTTCAAAAGGGTCAGGCAAAAGTTAAGCACCCCGAGGAGGCCATTGCTGAATTCATGGAGAGTGACGACTGGAAAGAGTCTGTCAAATCCTTTAAAGATGGAGGCCGTCCCAAAGTCAAAGTGCTTACTGTAGGTTCCGACCTCACAGCAGGGACTACAAGCCCTGTTATCCTACCCTCACGCGAGCCCGGTGTTGAAGCCGCCCCACGTGCGGACACCCCTATTTACAACCTTGTACAGAAGGGGACTACAAGTTCAAACAAAGTATCATGGATAGAGCGTACCCTGGCTTCTGAATCTCCGGGTGCAGCTGCTAAAGCTGAGAACAACGAGTTCGGAGAGTCCGACGCATTGTGGACGGAAGTCGAGGCCAACATCATCAAATTGACTGACATGCTTAAGGCCACCAATGAGATGATTGAAGATACTGAATTTGTACGCAGTGAGATTATGAGTATGCTGAGTACCAATATCCCGCATTTGCGTGAGACTGAATTACTGGCCGGGACGAATTCGAGTACTTCATTCAATGGTCTTGTCACCGCTGCTACTGCCTTTGCCAAGCCTTCGGGTGTAGATGCCGTTGCCGCTCCTAATAACATTGATGTGCTACGTGTAGCAGTTACCCAATGTATGATCGGATATAACGGCTCGAATGCTTATACAAAAGGATATACTCCCAATGCCATCGTCCTGAATCCTGTTGATGCTCACAACATCGGCTCGATAAAAGATGCCAATGAGAACTATGTCCTTCCTATGTATCTGAGTGCCAATGGTAAGGTTATCGACGGAATACCTGTGATTGTATCTACGGATATGACTGCCGGAACATTCCTGGTGGGTGATCTTAGTGTTGCCAAGTACTACGTCAAGAGGGGCCTGCAGGTTAAGTTCTGGGATCAGTATGAGACCGACCCTGCTTTCGATCGCGTGCTGTTCACGGCTACCGAGAGGGGCTGCCAGAAAATATCCAACATCGGAGCTTATGGTCTTATCTATGGAACATTTGCCGCTGGTATAACTGCAATAACTTAAAAAAGGAGGGTATGATGAAAAGATTAGTTTTCCTTTTAGCATTGCTGGTAGTAGCTATCGGCTTTGTACAGTCTCAGGAGATTGCTATTGCAGCCAATAAGAACTACGCTGCTTATACCACCGAAACGGCTGTGTCGGGGACGACAGTCAGCAATATGGATGTGAAGGTTGAGACAGACCGGATGTATTTCTATGATGTGCAGTGGGCTGCTGACTCAGCAGGTGATGGTACGGACTTCTCTCTGCAGTTACAGGGCTCGAATGACGAGAGTAACTATTACAGTATTGGAAGTGCAGTAACCTGGGCAGTAAGTGAAACGGATACTATTGTTCAGTTCACTAATTACCCATCAAGTGAGACATGGACCGTGGCGCAATACATTGCCACCACGGCAGCAAAGGAGGATTATCATGCTTATGATAGCGCCACAGGAGTAGCGACCACATGGGTTGATACTGTTACCGTTGCTGCTGCCGTTGAGACCGTTGCTGCACAGACCTATACTATAGCCAAACAATATCCTGTTGGTTGGAGATTTTTAAGGATTGCAGCAACAGGCCAGGGCTCGAGTGCCGGATGTTCGATAACAAGTTTTACTGTCGCCATAAAACGCGATTAACCAGAGGGGGGATATCCCCCTCACTTAGCGGCGGAGGAGCCAGGTTCCAAGTCAGTCTCATAAGCTGACCCTCGCAGGTTCGAATCCTGACCCCGCTACGATGTTTAATTTAAAATATAGAATATGAAACTGACAGAAGTAACACTCAAAGACGGAAAGAAAATCAATGTTCTCCCCGGAGAGGTTGAAGGGTTGAGAAAGCTCGGTAAGCTTCAGGAGAAGAAAGTCAAAGAGGAGAAATCAAAGCCCCAAACCAAAGAACTCAAGGAAGAGCCCGAAACAAAAAAGGAGGAAGACCCGGTAAATAAAAAGCCTCCCATGAGTACAGCGCGTAACCTTAAAGGTGTAAAGAGTGGAAATTAATATCATAACCGATATTGAAACCGAACCTGTATTGCTTGCTGTAGCTAAAAACTATGTAACAGCTACTTACGGTACCGATACTGCTGAAGATGCCAAACTCACTTCAATGATTAAGGTAGCCCGGCAGCTTTTGGAGAGATATTGCAATCTTTCACTTGGAAGTAAGGT